GGATAGGAAGGCGCTAACCATGGGTAGGCCAATCACTCTCCCGACACCGGGGGACTCAGCCACGAATGACGTCTACGGGGTCACGCTCAACGCGGCCGTTAACCAGATCAATGATGATCTTCTGGCGATCCGCAAGGCGGCAGACGAGACGATCAACGCCACCGCACTCCAGAACGATGATCACCTGTTGCTACCAGTGGCCGCGAACGCGTTCTATCTGGTGGAGTGGTGGTTCCGCATGGACGGGCCGCAGGCCAACGATTTTAAATATTCGTTTACTGGGCCGGCTGGCTCCGCGATGGTCTGGTCATCGCTCGGCCTGGACCTCGCGGCCGTGGCCAATGTGGCCCCGATCAGCCAGGACGCGCCCACGCTTGCCACTGTCATCCAGCATGGCTGCCTAGGCGCTGGCGTCTTCAGTCATGTGCGCGGCCGCGGCTACCTCACCACCGCTGCCACTGCTGGCACGCTGACGGTCCAGTGGGCCCAGGTGGTGGCCGCCGCGAGCACGATCCTGAAGGCTGGCTCTCACCTGTACATGCAGCGAGTGGCCTAATGGGCATCTATGGCGTCGGGATCTACGGCTCCGGGGTCTACGGCGGCGACACCGATATTGCGCTGACGGTCCAGGACGTCTACCCGGATCGCGTCCAGCTCGTGGTTACTGAGAACGTGGCCGGGACCACTGTCACCATCTGGCGCCGCGTCGCTGGCCAGACTGACCGCGTCGCCGTGCGTGGTGCTGACCACCTGGTGCGTACAGACTCGGGCCCGATCATCGCCTACGACCACGAAGCGCCCTATGGCATCCCGCTCGAGTACCTCCTGGAGGTCAGCGGGATTGACCTCCCGCTAGAGACCGAAATGGTCACGCTCACCCTGGACGGCGGGAAAGTCGCAATCACGGACGCGATCGCGGGCAACGCTGCTGAGACTGTGATCCTGGCCTGGCCGGACAAAGACATGGCACGGCCGTCCACTGTCTTCCAGGTGGGCGACCGCAATATTGCTGTCCTGGGTGACCTGGTGGGCTTCACCTCCACGATTGAGTTCTACTGCGAGACCACGGACAGCCGCACGAACCTGGTTAACCTGCTGCGCAACGCCACCCAGGGCATCGTTCAGCTCCGCGGCCCTGGCGGCTACGACGACGTGGATTGCTACCTGGCCGTGATCGGTCTCAGCGTCCGCCGCTGGAGCCAGGATGGCTCTGACGATCGCCGCGTGGTGGTGGCTGACGTGGTCGAGGTGGAGGGCTGGGCGGCCACCCTGGGCACTAAGTCATTCACCCTGGGCGACATCGCGGCCGCGCTGCCTAGCCCGCCGAACGATCTCCAGGACCTGGCTGACATGTTCCCTGGCGGGACCCTTCTGGACATTGCGCTGGCTGACTGGTCATGATCACAATCTCGGACACGCTCAAGGGCATCCTGGCGGGGAACAGCTACAAGCTCTATAACCGGCTGATCTCCATCCAGGCTGGCGTTGTGCTGGCCGATGACATCCCGGCCGTGGACGTCCGCGAGGAGGCAGACGCTAGCCTGCGGGTGCCCGAGACGCTGAGCTTTAAGGTCCCGATCCTTGACCGCGGCGTGTCCTGGGTGCCCAGCTCGTATGATCATCCGCTCGGAATCTGGGGCCAGCGCATCGTGGCCCAGGTGGGGGTGGGGATTGACAGCGGACAGGTTGAGTGGCTGACCCGTGGCCAGTTCCTGACGATTGGTGCGGAGACCTCTGGGGACTCGGTCAGCGTCCAGTGTGCTGGCCTGCTGTACCTGGTGGAGGAGGCTAGCCTGGTTAGCGAGTATCAGCCCAAGGCAGGCGCCACGCTCGGCTCCATCATTCGAGCTCTGGTCGAACCTGGCCTGATCGTGGACCTCACCACGGCTCCCACTGACCGGACGGCTCCCAGCAATGTGACCTGGTCGGACAACCGGCTGGACAACGTGGCTAACGCGCTCGATGCGTGGCCAGCTCAGGCTGAGGTCACCGTGGACGGCGTGCTCAAGGTGACCCCTGTCCCGGCCGAGCCCACTAGCGCCCTGATGACGTTCTCCGACACGGTCAACGTGGAGCAGTTCAGCAGCGAGCTGTCCAGGGATGGTGCGTTTAATGCTGTGGTGGCCCGGGGTGCATACCCGGACACTGCTGGCGGGCTCGCTGGCCAGGAGATTGTGGCGACGGGCTATGACCTGGTGGCCACCTCGCCGTTTCGCTACGGCGGCCCGTTCAGCCCGTTCCTGGTGCCGTTCGGCTACGAGTCGCCGCTGATGACTGACCCCACGATGGTCCAGGCGGCCGCGAACACCAGGCTCCGGACCCTCCGCGGCACCAGCGGCCGCACAGTCTCGATCGACGCTGTCCCTCACCCAGCGATCAAGCTCGGTGATGCTGTAGCAGTCACCAGCGCCCGCCTGGGCCTCTCTGGTGCCCTGGGTAGGGTCCAGGGCTACGGGCTCGGCCATCAGCCTGCTAACGCCCAGGCGCCCCTCACGGTGAGGCTCAAGGACTGATGGAGTGGCAAGGGTTGCGGGTCTCGCCCCGCACTAGCGTGATCAAGGGGATTGCCCAGGGCACAGTGAGCGGCTCCGCAACGGTCAGCGTCAAGATCATGGGGACCGTCATTGTCTGTCGTGCTCTCCGCGGCATCACCACGGCCGCGGGTGACATCGTGGCGGGCGTCCGGGTGGGCGGCGAAATCCTGATCTTGGGCCGCATGCTCTCGGCCGCTCCCAGCGCGCCACCAGAAGCCAACGGGTACCCGCCGCCACCTGAGGGCGCATCCCGCTCGGGTCAAAGCGTCTTCCTGCCAGTCGAGACCCGCTCGTATCACACGGGCCCAGGGCCCAACGCCTGGCGGTTCGATACAGACGATCTACTCCAGAGTGAATGGGGCGGGGACCTGTTCACCGGCTGCGCATTCTACGGCTCGGCGCCCCGCGCCCTGGCTGGCGCCGTGGTGACACTGGCCCGGCTCAAGATGAAACGCGTGGCGGGCGGGGACAGCTCGGCCCGCAAACCTGAGTTCTATCGGATCGCGGAAAACACCCGACCCAGCGGCGCCCCGACACGCACCGGCTCAGGCACCCTGGGCCCTAACCTGTCGGTTAATGAGGTGGACACGTTGACGCTTCCTAACGCGCTCGCTCAAGACATCGTGGACGGGCTGGCTGGCGGGATCGGTATATGGGTCTCCGATGATTCACAACCCCACGTCAGGCTGGCGGGCCGCGGTCGCTATTCCTCCAGCATGGTGCTCACTCTCGATTGGACAAGGATCTCCTGATGCCCGCAACCTCTCCCGACAACCTGACTTACCCGGACGCCAGCGGCGGGACCTCCCTCTGGCAGCATGTCCAGAACCTGGCCACCTCCGCACAGGCAAAGTTCGCGGCCATGGAGGCGTGGAACGCCTGGACGCCCACGTTCGACACGCCAGGCAATGGCGGCATCACCAGCGTGGGCGCTGGCGCGATCGGCGGGCACTATAACCAGCGCGGAAAGCACGTCCATGCTGAGTTCCGATTCCAGCTCGGTGCTGGCTTCGCGATCCAGTCCGGGACGTTCGTCCTGATGCTGCCGGTCCCCGCTTTCGTCTGGGGAGGCAACGGGCTCAACGCGGCCGTGGGTAGCTGGATCCTCCGCGATGACTCCACCTCACCCGTTCAGCACATGGCCGGGACGCTGGGCCTATTCCAGGTCAGCTCCGATCGGGTGCACTTCGGCGGCGCCCCGATCGCGGGTGGTGGTGCGTCGGTCAGGCGCATGGACTCCACTGACCCGATCACCTGGGCAGCCAGCGACATCCTGTCTGGCTTCCTGGACTACAGGGCAGCCTGATGAGCCCCACGTGGTGCCGGCTAGGCCGCAAGCTCCCCGGGTGGTGGTGCTCTCGTCCAGCCGGGCACGCTGGCTCGTGTGCGCTGTGGCCACGCTGGTGGAATCTCCCCGGCCGCCGGAGAATGCGCCCCCGTGTCTAAGGCGTGGGCTGGTGGCTCTACCGCAGCATGGCGCGGTGTTCGGCTCCTGGTGCTGCGCCGCGATCAGTACCGCTGCCAGATCCGGGGCCCGAAATGCACCACGCTGGCCACCCAGGCCGCGCACATAGTGCCCAAATCCCAAGGCGGGACCGATCACCCAGATAACGTCAGGGCAGCGTGTGCACCCTGCAACCTGTCCCACGTGGACGAAACATCCGATCCAGAACCAAAGGGGCAATGGTAGTGAGTAACGATATGCGGGACCAGTTCAAGATCACGGGCGCTGACAAAGCGGGCCTGTGGATATTCGGCATCGCCGTGGTCGTCCG